CGCCGACGTGGACATCAGCGAGCTGCCGCCGCTGGTCGAGGCGTTCATGCGGGCCCAGTCCGCGACGACCGTGAAGGAGTGGGTGCCGCTCATCCTGGCCAACCCGTCGCTGTCGTGGGAGATGCTGCCCGACGCCGCGCTGGGCGAGCCGGACGTGTGGCGGGCCCTCATCGAGCAGGGCATGCCGCAGACGGCCCTGATGCGCCAGCTGCCCCGGCTGACCAAGCTGGGCGTGCTGAAGCCGATGGACTCCCTCACGGTGTCCGTGGCTGAGCAGCTGGCCGACCCGGAGCGGCTGCGCAAGGGCCGCGTCCACCCGGTCAACGTGCTCATCGCGCTGCGCACCTACGCCTCCGGGCACGGGATGCGCGGCTCGATGGAGTGGTCGCCGGCCAGCCGGATCACCGACGCCCTGGACTCGGCGTTCTATGCCGCATTCGGCGCGATCGAGCCGGCGGGCAAGCGCACCATGCTCGCCCTCGACGTCTCCGGTTCCATGGGCTCGCAGATCTCCGGGCTGCCCATCACCTGCCGGGAGGCGACGGCCGCACTGTCGCTGGTGACCGCCGCGACGGAGCCGCAGACCATGACCGTGGGCTTCACGTCGGCGGGCGGCAACTGGGCTAACACGGGCCTGTCGAACCTGGACATCAGCCCGCGCCAGCGGATGGATGATGTGCTGGCGAAGATCTCGCACCTGTCGTTCGGCGGCACCGACTGCGCACTGCCGATGCTGGAGGCTGCGAAGCACAAGTGGGAGATCGACACCTTCCAGATTTACACGGACTCCGAGACATGGGCGGGGAGCATGCAGCCCCACCAGGCCCTGGAGGCCTACCGGCAGAAGATGGGGATCAACGCCCGCATGGCCGTGGTCGGGATGACCGCCACGGACTTCACCATCGCGGACCCGTCCGACCCGGGCAGCCTCGACGTCGCCGGTTTCGACTCGGCGGTGCCGGGTCTCCTGGCTGACTTCAGCCGGGGTGACGTCTGAGGATGGGACTGGGTAAGCGCCTGCACGACTGGCTGCCGGATCGCACGATCCTGCTCCCGGTCGTGCAGGCGTCCCACCGCAAGTTCGGGTACCCGTCCCAGCGGGAGACGATCAGGCTGGCGAAGATCGTCTATGCGACCGGCGGCTGGCTGTGGTCCACGTTCAGGTGGGCGCGCGGCCTGCAGATCGCCATGAGGGCCGAGGACATCGACCCGGTTCATTTCCCCCACTGGGGCGAGATGCCTGAGATCGGGACAGTCCGCTGCCCCGTCTGCGGCGGGCAGACCCAGCCGCCACTCGATGGCTGGCACGCGGTCCCCACCGCCGGGCGTTAATCTCATTCCTGGCCCGGCCGTGCCGCGTCCGAAGTACCCGGGGCGCGGCCGGGTCATGGGGCTATAGCTCAGATGGCAGAGCGCCTGGCCTGCAACCAGGATGTCTGGGGTTCGAATCCTCATAGCTCCACGAGACCCCGCTGTTCTCCCGCTGGTCCCGGGCAGCGGGGTCCTCATCTGGCGGGAGTGGGCGACAGGCCGCCCAGCGGACTGTAAATCCGCCGCCTCCGGGCACACCTGGTTCGAGTCCAGGTCCCGCCACGATTCACAGAGCGGCCTTCCAGCATGTAACCTGAGTCGCAGTATCACCCGTCTTCCGGCGGGCGGACCCCCCGTGAACGTGCAAGCGGGCGACTTAGCCACCCGGATTCCCTTACAAGGAGTCCCGATGGCATCGGAAGTTGCCAAGCGGCTGCGTGACCGCCGCCTGAACGTGTGGAACGAGGCCAAGGGCCTGGCCGATTCCGCCGCCGAGGAAAACCGTGCCTTCTCCGCTGAGGAGCAGGGCAAGTGGGATGCCCTCAACGAGGAGATCGACAAGCTCGACGTCCGGATCAAGTCGGTCCTGGAGACCGAGCAGCGGGCCAAGGACGCGGACGCGGCCTACGACGCGCTGTCCGGCAAGAAGGCCGACCAGAACCGGCGCAACGCGGCCGGCGGCGGCGAGGGTGACCCGCAGTACGCCACCGAGATGCGCCGCTTCTTCACTGGCGAGCAGGGTGCCCCGCGTCACTTCGACGTGACTCCCGAAGGCCCGGTTAACTACCGTGTCCTTTCCTCGCTCACCACTGGCGCTGGCGGGAACCTGACCCCGACCGACTTCTACGACCAGCTGATCGCCCACCTCATTGAGGTTTCCGGCGTCATGCAGGCCGGGCCGACCGTGCTGAACACCCAGGGCGGCGAGGCGCTGCAGATCCCGAAGACCACCGCTCACTCCGTGGGCGCGACCGCTGCCCAGGCCGGTGTCCTGCCGACCTCGGACCCGGCGTTCTCCCTGGTGACCCTCCACGCCTACAAGTACGGCGTGATGCTCCAGGTGGCCCGCGAGCTGCTGGACGACACCGGGGTGGACCTGATCGGCTACCTGTCGATGCAGGCCGGCCGCGCGATCGGCAACGCGTTCGGCGCTGCGCTGGTGACCGGCAACGGCACCAACCAGCCGACCGGCTTCATGAACGCCGTGACCGTGGGCGTCACCGGCACCACCACTGGCGTCGGCGGGGTCCCGACCTACGCCAACCTGGTGGACCTGGAGTACTCGGTCATCGCCCCGTACCGTCAGTCCCGGTCCTGCTACTGGATCGCGGCGGACAAGACCATCGGCGGGTTCCGCAAGATCGTGGACTCCAACGGCCGCCCGGTCTGGGAGCCCTCGGCGGTTCTGGGTGCTCCTGACCTGCTGCTCGGCAAGCCCCTCGTGGCGGACCCGTTCATGCCGGCCACGGCCACTGGCGGCCAGTCGGTCGCGTTCGGTGACTTCAGCCAGTTCTTCGTCCGGCTGGTCGGCGGGGTGCGGTTCGAGCGCTCCGACGACTACGCCTTCAACGCGGACCTGACCACCTTCCGGGCCATCATCCGTGGCGATGGCGGCCTGGTGGACCTGACCGGCGCGATCAAGGCCTACCAGGGCGCGGCTACCTGAGCCCTCACGCTGCGTCCCTGGCTGCATCCAGGGGCGCAGCGTAGGCTCGGTGCCAGGTCAAGACGAAGGAGATCCGAGATGGCAGTTGACCGCCAGTCCCCGTCCAGCAGGGCCCGTGCTGGCCGTGGCGTGGGCGAGGACTCCACGAACATGCCGGGCCAGTACCCGGACCAGATCTTCGGCCTGACTGTCCCGCAGACTTCCGGCGCGAAGGGTTCCACTCCCGGTGGCCCGGAGCCGGAGTCGGTGAACCAGCCGGGCCAGTACCCGCAGCAGGACCCGTTCACCGGGGTCACGTACACCCAGCCGGGCGGGGTGAACCAGCCTCCGGGGTCGGCCGGGCGCGGCGCTGACGAGGGTGCGAACGTTCCTTCCGCCAGCGTGTCCCCTCCGGGACTGTTCTACGCCTCGACGGTGGAAGATCACGCGATGGAGTCGGTCCCGTCCCGTGCCGACAACCCGTATCCGCCTAGCCAGGAGACCGTCGCCGTCCAGTCTCCCCGCAGCACTGGCGCCGGCGGCGGGCACGTACAGGGCCCGGGTCACCCCAACGCCGGGAGGTAAGCCGTGAAGCGCCTCAAGGACCCGATGGTCACTCCCACGGCGCAGTACGGCGGCACCACCCAGGGCAACGACTACGCCATGACCGCACCGGGGTCACCGAACATCCTCCCGGTGCAGGCGTTCAACTCGCCCATGGACATGCAGTCCACGGACGGTCCCGCCGGCCATCCCCCGGTCAGCAAGACGGGGGACCGGATCGGCGGGAACCCGTCGTGGCCCGTCCAGACGCCAGGAGCCGGCTGGAGTACCCCGTCAGCTTCCGCAGGCGGCGGGGATGTCACGGTGCAGCCGTCCCGGCCAGTAGCAGGAGCGGTCCCGTCCGGCGACCCGATCGACGCCACCAGCTCCGCTGTCCCGATGCAGGGCGGTGGTGGCAGGGCGGTCGCCCCGACGACCGGCGCGGGATACCCCCAGGCCAGTGACACCGCTCCCGAGAAAGGCACGGAAACCCCGTTCGACGGGGGCGGCTGGGCTTACACGGACTCCAGGCCTGACGCCGGGATATGGAGGAACGTCTGATGCAGGATCTCACCGGGAAGTACGCCGCCCGCCTGACGCCCACCTCACAGGAGGGCGGCGGGATGGTTTACGACAACACTCCGGCGATGACCGCCCCGGGCAGCGCGCCGGTCACCCCGATGATGACGCCGTACGGGGCGAAGATCCCGTTCGAGACCCCGGACGACATTCCCTCGGACTCGAAGAAGATTGCCGTTTCCAGCCAGGCGGCCCGCACTGGCGGGAACCCGCCGCCGGCAGATAACCATTCCGGCGGCGGCTGGATGAACACCGATGACACGCCCGCTGCGGGCGTGTGGAAGAAGGTCTGACAGATGGCGAATAACAGTGGGGGCGCCCCGCACGTCCAGGTGCCGGCGTCCCAGCCGAACTACGACGTGTCCAGCGAGGCCCCGCTCGGCAACTGGGAGTCGATCGACTCCAGGTCCGGCATCTGCGAGCCGGGCACCTTCAACGTGGTGAAGGACTGGCCGTCCGAGGTCTGGGTGCAGGCGTAACATGCCTGCATGATCACAGACTGGCCCGCGTTCCTCGCGCGGGTGCAGGCCATCGAGCGCGAGTGGCTTGGCGAGGGGCATCACGGCTCGCCTTACAGTGTGCCGTGGATGCCCTTTTCCATTTCCAGGTTCGTCATGTACCTGACTGACGCGGTGGCCGCCGCCCCGGGCCCGGAGTTCCTGGAGGTCGGCTGCGGGCCAGGCTCGAAGTCGATCCTCGCCGCAGCCCTGTTCGACCTCGACGCGGGCGGGTTCGATGTTGACGAGGAGATGGTGAAAGCTGCCCTCGATAACGGCGCGAACGCCTGTGTCGCGGACGCGATGCTGTACCCGGCTTACCATCAGCCCGACATCGTGTACCTGAACAAGCCGCTGCACCTGCCGCTGGAGGCGGACCTGGAGCGGAAGATCTACGAGGACATGAAGCCGGGCGCGGTGCTGATCCTGGCCAACGGCGCGACCCGGCCGCCGGACGACTGGTACCCCGTGACCGTTGAGTGGGACATGAATACGGGGGTATTCCAGAAGTCTCCTGTGTAGCCTGCCGGTCATGAAACTGAATGCCGGCTGCGGCCAGCACAAGCCGGAAGGCTGGACGGGGATCGACATTGACCCGGAGTGCGGGCCGGACGTCGTGGCCGACCTCACGGAGCTTCCATTTCCGGACCGGAGCGCGGAGCGGATCTTCTGCTCCCACGTGTTCGAGCACCTGGGGTACTTCTCGCAGCTGCCCGCTGCCCTGCACGAGCTGCAGCGGGTCCTGGCTGATGACGGCGAGCTGCTGGTCGTGGGCCCGGACATCGAGCGGGCGGTTCTTACAGGTGAGCCCCGCAAGCTGCTGGAAGCGATCATCCACTGGCCTGATGAGTACTCGATGGGATGGGCGTACAAGGCTGAGCCGGCGGCGCACGCCTGGACCCCCACTGCGGACTTCATGGAGGAAGCCCTGCGCCGGTCCCATTTCCAGGTTGAGTCACTGACCGGACACCTGCAGGATGCAGGGAAGCTAGGCTGGCCCCTGATCAATACCGGAGACTGGCAGCACGGCTACGTGTGCAGGAAGGACTTTTCTTGAAGCGGTATCTGGTAACAGGCGGCGCGGGGTTCATCGGTTCCGCGCTCACCAGGCGGCTGGCCAGCGACGGGCACAGCGTGGTCGTCCTGGACAACCTCTCCCGTGGGACCACCCGCCGGCTGGCCGGGATCTCCGGAGACCAGCTGCAGATCATCGGCGGCGATATCCGCAGCCCCCACGACGTGATCACCGCCATGGACGGCTGCGACGGCGTGATCCACCTGGCCTACGTCCAGGGCACCCAGACCTTCTATGAGAAGCCGCGCCTGGTTCTCGACGTCGCCCTGCACGGCATGTTCAACATCCTCGGCGCATGCGAGGCGCTGCGCGTGCGGGAGCTGATCCTCGTCTCCAGCTCCGAGGCGTACCAGATCGCTGACCCGGTTCCCACGCCGGAGAGCGTGAAGTGCGTCATCCCCGACACGCTGAACTCCCGCTACAGCTACGGCGGCGGGAAGCTGGCGTGCGAGCTGATGGCGAACGCCTGGCTGCAGGACGGGGTGCTGCAGCGGCTGATCATCGCCCGCCCCCACAACATCTACGGCCCCGACATGGGCACCGAGCACGTCATCCCCGAGTTCGCGCTCCGCATGAACGACCTGGCAGCCCGCGAGAAGCGCACCGTCATCCCGTTCCCCATCCAGGGGTCCGGCGAGGAGACGCGCTCGTTCTGCTACATCAGCGACTGCGTGGACGCCCTCACCCTGCTGCTGGAATCCGGGGACAGCGGGATCTACCACGTCGGCACCATGGAGGAGAAGACGATCCGCGAGGTCGCCTGGGCGGTTGCGAACTGCTTCGGCCGCGAGATCGCCCTGGTGCGCGGCAGCCTCCCCGAAGGCTCCCCTGCCCGCAGGCTCCCCGATACGGCCAAGATCGCGAAGCTGGGCTACAGCCCGCAGGTCCCGTTCGCGGAAGGCATCGGCCCGGCCGTGGACTGGTACCGGGCCCGCTCATGAACGGCGACGTGATCGGCTGCCAGGTCTGCAGCAGCGTGAACATGAAGCCC